TTACCGACAAAGCCGCGCCCAGGTCTCGGCCTCCGTTTCAACATATCGCAGCACCCGAATCGGCGTAGTGTCGATTTCAGCGTCTGAGCGCCACTGGAATGGACGCTGGGCAACAGCACAATAGCTACCGCCTTTCGGAGTCGTGCATCCGGCGAGCGCGAGCACGGTCACGCACAGCAGCATCATCCAGGCGCTCAATCGTTTCAACTGCATCACGTCCTACCTCCACTGCGGCCATGTCCGCCTGATACTGTTTCTGCTCCGCTTCGCGGCGCCCTTCCTGCCGCCCCGCCCGCTTGGCCGTAAACCAACCAGTGACCAGAGCCAGCAAGCCCAGCACGTATGGCCAGGCCTGGCCAATGATGATTTCGATCATGTGCCCTCCCACTGAAACTGAGCCAGGCGACCGCGCTCCAGCTTGGCCAGCACCATGGCCGCAGCCTCGGCCTTTGTAATTTTCCCGTCTTTATTCAGATCCAAGCCCGCATTCTGTCGGTACGTCGTGGGGCGGCTGACCTCATCCCATAAAGTCCAATCGTCAGGTTTGCCGATGCCCGCTGGCCAGAGGATCGCCATGTAAACATCGGCCAGTGTCTTGAGCCGGCCTTTATAGGGCATGAAGTATGCCAGCACCCATTCGAGCTGCTGCTCAGCCGTCAACGCCGCCAATGCTGCCGTGGTCGTGCCCAGGCCCTTGGCCGTGTTCGGCATGAACTGGATCAGACCCGTGGCACCACTGCCCACAGCATTCTTAATAGACGGACTGAATGTCTCGGCTGACTCAAACGCAATACATGCCATCAGGTAATCCGGCTCGACGCCAAGGACCTGGCAGATCTCGATCAGGCGATCCCGGAACGCCTGTGATACCTTGCGGCCCCAGGCGAGCCGACGCAGCGGCTTGGTTTCGACGGGTGCCGGCGCAGCCTCCGCTTTCTCCGGACGAAAAAAAAGGGCCAGCAGGCCCGTGATAACTTCGATGAGTTTTTGCATGTCTTTCCTTTAGTCGTGTGCGACCCGCACAATGCAGGCCACGTTGCCCCGCGCGCGCCATACCAGCACCGCTATTACCGCCGCAAACCCGGCCTCCCAGGGCGTGGCGGGGTTGTGGTTGAAGAGCGCGTCCAGCGCCTGCCCGCCTGAGCAGACGATCAGCACGTACGCCAGAAACGAGATTCCGCGCCGGAACCTCGCACAGCCACGGCGATAGCAGATCAGCCGGCCCGCCGTGGCCACGTTGGCCAGCACGGCAATGAGCGTGAATATCGAAACGAGCATGCTATGACCCCCGTTTGAAAATACTGGTGATGTCGAACGATTTGATTTTGTCGATGCCGGCCAGCGCCAGGGTGACGACCGTTGCCGACAGCCCGAACGCCGCCAGGGTCCAGCTCTGCAGCCCCGTGTGCGTCATGACCTCCCCGGCGCCCAGGTAGCCGATCAGGATCGAGATCAGCATGTACGCCATCCGTTTGAGCAGCCCCAGCTCCTTGGCCTGCAGCGCGAACACTACGGCCCCAGCGAATGCCCCGATCAGCGCATCCCCATTCACGCCTGGCAGCAGCGACGTTGCCGCCACCGCTCCCATCGCCACTCCCGCCGATACTGCGCTTGATGTCGGCTCCATTTCCTCTCCCCAAAAAATATGCCGCCTTGCTGGCGGCTGTAAAAATCCACAGTTGAAACAATTGTCTGTACGGCCTACAACGCAGATTTACCTATGAACACCTCCCGCCAGCGCCGTCTATCCCGCTCCTGCCCCACCCTCGCCGAGGCCATGAAACGCTACCTGCTGGAGGTGTCGACCCTAAAAAAATCCGCGTATCAGGAACGATCCCTGGTTCGCGCCTGGACCGGCACGCTGCTCGCCGGCCGCAACCTGGCCAGGATCACACAGCAGGATCTGCAGCGCATCCGCGATGACTGGATGCAGGAGCGGGCGCCAGCGACGGTGAACCGGCGCATGGCTCTGCTGTCGCATCTCTACACAGTGGCCCGCAAAGACTGGGGCTACAGCTGGCTGGCCAACCCTGTGCAGCTGGTGCGGCGGCCAGCCGTCAATGACGCGCGCGACCGCCGCCTGTTCACACAGATCCGTCTGTACGGGGTCAGTCCCGAGGAATGCCCACGCTCGGAAATCGACTGGATCCTGAAACACACCCGCTCGGAATGTTTGCCCACCATAGTGGCGCTGGCCGTAGAGACCGGCATGCGCCGCTCGGAAATCGTCACGCTGACCCGCGAGCAGATAGACCTGACCCACGGCGTCATCACCCTGCAGGACACCAAAAACGGCGACACCCGGTATGTCCCGCTGACACCGTTCGCCCGCGACGCCTTGCGCAAGTGGCTGGTCGGTAAGCCGTTACGCGGCCGCATATTCGACGTGTCAGCCGGATCCGTCAGCCGGGCATTTGCCCGCGCCCGTGAGCGCGCGCGACGCGCCTATGGCACCCTATGCCGGCAGTACGGCCGCCGCCCCGTGCGCGCCTATTTCCTGGACCTGCGCCTGCACGACCTGCGGCATGAGGCGACCTCCCGCCTGGCCGACGTATTCCCCGCGCATGAGCTGGCCAAAGTCACTGGGCATCGGGACACCCGCATGCTGCAGCGGTATTTCCATCCGCGCGGGCGAGATCTCGCGCAGAAACTCATGCGTAGCAAGCTGGGCCGCGCGCAGGCTGAGCAGCTACGCTTGGCCGCCTGATTCCGGCCAGACGACGGCTTTAACGGCTTTGGCGGTCTTTGCGGCATATATCTGGTCTCGCAGCCGCTGGCGCGTACCGACCAGTTGCTGGCTCGACTGCAGGAACAGTTGCGCCTGGTCCAGAGTTTTCTGTCGCATATCCTCGACAGCAATGCCCCGTGCAGCGGCCAGGCCGTCCAGATAGGGAGTGGGTGCAGTCTGGTCTGCCGACCACGCCAATGCCTCGGCTTGCTGGACTGGCCAAGTCAAGCGCTCGGCCTCGGGGTAACCCGTGGTCAGGGCGACGGCCGCCTGCTCAAACCCTGCATTCACCAGGGCCAGCTGCAGCTCGCGCAGATCACTCAGTGTGGGTTCTGGCGCCGCCGGCGCATCGGTGCTGAGCCAGGCAGGCAGCGGGCCCAGGCCGTCGTATTCCTGCCCGTTGTGCACTGTGCCCAGGCTGTATTCGCCGTCGGCCGTGTACAGCGTTGCCTGCCGGTTATCGTCCACCAACTCCCAGGAGCCGGTGCCGGCATCGCCATATTCCAGAGCATGCAGGTCGACAGTGGAGACCCAGCGCGCCACCTGGCCGGCTGGGATGTCGGCAGGCGGTGCCATGGTCACGTCACCAAAGCCCTTTTCAGCATAGGGAGACTGACCATTGAGCACGCCCAGGGCATCGGTTTGAAAATTCGGCATACAAAAACTCCTGGCCACATGCGTGGCTGATTGAAAAAAGAAAAGTGGTTATGGGACTGCAAATGCGAGAGCGTTGGGTAGTTCGCAGGATTCAACAACAGTCGCGGGCACGCCCACGTCAGCTACCAGCGGGACGCTGTCTACAACTCGGATCATTGGACACGACGGGTTGCGAGGCACGTCTGGAACGGCATTTGGTGCTGCAGGAACGCTCGGCGCAAACGGTAGTGGAAACTACGCAATCAGGCCGGACAATACAGCCCTGCACCCACGAATTCAGATTTGAATCCTGGGATGCAGCGCGGTATTTCCTGGTCGGGTTTCGGCTCCACCGTCAACAGTAGTAGGGCCGGAGTAATTACCTGTTGTACCCGTTTTTAAAACGTCATGAGTGCTCCCCGACGACGCGTCGCCGTTCGCCCGGAAATAAACGCTGTGACCATGCCTGCGTAGCGCGTCGCCTTGGACAGAACCGAGTGCCCGTGCATTTGCAGCGAGGTGGCCATCCCTCTGCAAATGCGAGGGCGCTAGGGACTGCTCAAAATGACGCCATGCAGACCATTGCTGGGGATGTTGGCGCCCTAATCCAGAGCAGTACATCGGGCCCGTTCAGGGCCCCCGGCTCCCCTACCCATTATGCTGAAAACGCTGCGCCAGGAACGGGGAATTTCTTGGGTAGAGTGGATTTCGACAATTCGCGAGTTGCACGGACCTCAACAGAGACTCGTCCTAGCAATGCCGCGTTACATCCTCGTATTCAAATCTGAATCCGAGGATGCAACGCTATGCTGGCGGGGCGGGTTTCGCTGGCTGTCCGCGCTGACGAACGGGAGAGATTAAAAAACAAATCCCCAACCCTTGTGTCCACAGTGCCTCCGTTGAACGAGATGCCCGTGCCCCTATTTGTGCCGTAGAACGGCCCAGTGGAAACACCCGAGTACGGAAACGTGCCTATCGTGCCGTTGATGTTCTGCAGTGCGTCATTTTGGTGCGAGCCGAGCGCCCGTGCATTTGCAGTGTCAGCGTCAGTTCCGGTCGCGCGGATGAACTGGTTGCGCAAATCGGGGAGCCGCACGTTGTTGCCGGAGATCACCGAAAACTTAAATGTGCCGGCAGCCCAGGCCCCAGAGGCAATCATATGGCCGTTGACCTCGGCCCAGGCAATCAATGCCCGGAATCGCGCATTCGTGCGGTCCACCGTCTGCCCGATCAGATCCACCTCATCCGGTCGTGCCGTGACGGATGTACCCCACACGAACCGGCCAACATCAGGGCTGACATAGCCGGTAAACGTGCCCACGGTTTGCCAATGCAGGATCTGCTGACGGTCGATGACATACACCAGCGGGCCGACGTTTGTGGCCGGCGCCGTCGCATAAATTGGCATAGCCAGGGCACGCATCGCTTTGAGTATCTGGCCGTTATCGGCTTCACTGGGGTCAATGCCTGCTGCGGTGATCACATTCAACAGCTCGTCCATCACGCTATTTGCCCATACTGCCGAAATCCAGGATCCGGCCGCGCCCGTTGCGGCATTAGCATCAGCAAACTTTCCACCCACCAACCCAATGCCGGGCAAACTTTTTGGGTAATCCATCTGTACTCTCCACTAAAATTTATTACCGAATTGGCCATTGCCGAATGTCGGCACGTCCTCGGAGTCTGTCCAGCATGTCAGCTCCTAGGAATAATCAAAAAACACGACGGTGTGTGCCGGCGCGTAGCGTCGAATCACGCACTCGACAATGTCGGTCTCGTTGGCGCCGAATCGGTCGCCAAATTGGGCGTTACCGAAAATCGGCTCTTTGGCGCGCAGTGCGCCCAACTGGACCACCCACACAAATTGGCAATCCCAGCTGCCGAACTGGCTGCTGCCGAATCGGGCCAGGCCAAAGCGCGGCGTACGCCATTCGATCACCCGCGCCTCGGGGTAGCCCAGGCGCTGCGCCATCTCCTGAAAATAGAGAGGATCCTGTCGCCCGACATCCGAGAAACGCCGCAGCACCTCGCGCAGCCGCCCGCTCGGAGAGGCCGTGTTTCCTTGGCACTCGTCAGGCAACCCCATGACGCGCTCCCAATCGGACAACAGCTCGCGCAGCGTCCCAGGGAACATTTCAGACAGCAGATCAGCCGCCCGTGCATCGACCCGCGCCAGCTCGGCAGCAATGGCATCAGCCACAATCGCCGGCATCGGATACAGCTCAGGATCCCAGGCTGGCCCAGGGGGCAGTAGCTGCTGCAGCTGCATCCGATAGTCCTGCGCCGTTCTCACATCCATGTCAGCCCCCCGAATACCGGCAGCTCCTGCGGCTGGGGCACAACGTCGGCGGCCGGAGAGAGCAGTTTGTGATCCGTTTCGCCTGGAACGTTGCTGATGGTGGCCGCCACATGTGTGCGGTACAGACGCGTTCCCAGATCAGCCTCCGCCATATGCAGCTCGCGCAGAGCGTCTTCGACTTTGCCCCGCAGCGCATCACCATCGGGAAACAGTTGGATCTGGTAATTCACGGGCAACGGCGTGGGCGCCAACACATGAATCTCTGCTGTCACCGGTCGCTTACTTTGAATGTGGGCCAGCACTGCCGCCAGCTCGGCCGCATCCGGGACAATGTTGTCGTCATCATCACGAACAACAAACACGCCGACCGTCCCCGGACCGAGCCAGGCCCGCCGCACCCATGCCCGCGTGATCCCAGGAACCTCCAGCGCCCAGGTGACGTAATCGTCCGGATCACCGCCGTGAGGCTGAATCCGAAATGCTCGCACCACTCGCCGGCGCCATCGCTCCAGCGGCTCCAGATCTGTCCCGCCGACCAGGCCAGGCGCCGCGACTGTCGACCGATCAATGACGCCTGGCGCCGGGGATATGGCCACCAGTTGCGCGCCGGCCGCCAAATTGCCAGCTGCGCCTGGAACAACGGCTTCAACGGGTACACGCGTGACACCCGACAGCAATGTGTCCTGAGTCACACGCACCTGCACACCAGCCCGCGTTTGCCAGAGCATGCCTGTTGGGACAAAAACGCCGTCAGCCCCAGTTGCTTCTATGGCACCCTGCGCCGACGTCGCAGGCGTACGCGGCACATCCTTGAGGCCAGCCCAGCGCGCCAGCATGTCTTCATCGCAGGAGTCCGGCAGGATCTGCTTGGACTGCCAGGCGAGTAGGCCGTACAGACCAAAGGCACCGGCCGCCATCACGCGGGCCAGGACTGCGCTATCAGAACGACGCAGCACCCCATCCACCCCTGCCCGCGCCAAATCCTCGCCAGCACGCTGCACCAAGGCCGGCAGTGTTGGAATTTCAAATGGCATTGATCACCCCCAGCACATCGTCAAATTGCATTTGTCGTTGTCCCTCGTCCAGGGTCAACGTCACGTATAGATCAAGGCGCGTTGCACCCTGGCGCTCAAAGCGCGCCTCTACCCGCTGCGCGACGCCATCCTCTACCATCCAGGCCAGCGCCTCGTCGGCATACCGCTGGGCATCCTTCATGGTTTGTGCTGTGAGCGAGCGGCGCCGCAGCAACCATAGTCTGGAGCCGATCCGATCCTGGGGCTGGTCAGGGTAGGCATCCCCCCAATAGCCATGGCGCTCATCGTCATCGACCGGATCCGAGGGTTCAGCGCGTCGCCAGGTGAACAGACTGATCACAACCGCCCGCTCCAACTGATCCGCCGAGGCCAATAAATTGCGAATGCTCATTCCATCCTCTGATTGGGTTTATTAGTTGGCCCGCCGTTGTCGTTTTCGGGGTGGTTGTGTCCGTTGTACGTGCCCCGCATCGCGCTCATCGTGCCGACGCCGTCGCGGATCTCGCCGGCCGCCTCAATGTCCCCAGTGGCGATCACCTTGGGGGTATTGAGCGTGACGCTGGTCGAGCAATTAAAAACCGCCTCTGGGGCGGTGACTTCAATCTTGGTGCCGGCAGTGATACTGATCACCCTGCCCTGCTTGAGCCGGATCTCGTCCCCCTCGTGGGTGAACAAACAAACCTCGCCGCGCTGCAGGCCGACGGGCCGGTATCGCCGGTCCGTCACGATGAACGCGACGCAATGCGAGCGGTTGCCACCGATAAACCCCAGCACTGCCTCCGCGCCCTGAAGCGGGTGCGACGTGAACCCGTACGGCTCCACGTGCTCCACACCGTCCTTCACCTCGCCGGCTGTCAGGCGCACCTGTAGCCCCTGCAGCTTGCGAGCCGCATCGACCAGAGACAGCGTCCCACGCGCAATAAAGTTCAGAATTTTCATGATTTGTCCCAGTCAGCTGGCAACAGGTACTCGAACGAATCGCCACCCCTCTTGCCCTTCTTCTGCTTTTTCGGCGCCTTGGGCTCAGGCGAGTACGCACCAGGCGGCGCCACCCGCAACGAGACGCGTCTGCCGCGCTCATCAAGCGTGTAAATCACCTTGCCAATCAGCATCTCCCTGTCGAACCCGATCATGGCGTCGCGCACCGGCACGAACATATTGGGCAGCCAGAGCCGCCCGTCGCTTTGACGCCAGCCCTGCAGCTCATAGTCCGTTGCCAGAGATCGCCCCACCCGGCTCTCGCGCTCCCAGGCGGCGCGTTTGGCGGCGATGGCAGCGCTGACCTGGCCTTGCGGTTGCACGGTCAGATTCCGATAGCGGTCTACACGATCATCCCCCGCCACGCTCTGCACCTCGGCCGCCTCGACACCGAACGCCTCATCGGTGCCGGCCTGCTGACCAATGCACTCGTACGTTGAATACACGCCCGAAAAATCCAGCGGTGCCGATGCTCCCAACACATTCACGCCCAGCTCAATCGCATCGGTCGCGCGACCCGCCGATCCCAGCGCCGCCAGCACTACGCGCCCGTGGGCATCGTCCGTAGAGAGCAGCGCCGACTGTTCCAGCAGCCGGTCAATCGAGGCAAAAACCGTCTCCCCCGGCTCGGTTTGATGGTCCGTTATCATCAGCCCATCCCCGGCCTGGTCAACCACGCTCAGGCCGTAGGGCGCAGCCAGAGCAGCGACAACTGCCGCCACGGTCTGGCCGCGCCACTGGCCACGAGCCGCGCTGCAATCGACGAGGTCCGAGGTCAGGGAGCGGCCAGCAACGCCAACTGTGATCTGTCGTGCGTCGTACTCGATAGGGGTGGCATAGGCATAGCCTGTCAGCACCAGATCCGGACCGATCCGTACCTCGCAGCGTGAGCCGTGGCGAATCCGCGCGGGTGCCTCGCCGCTACCGGGCCAGCGCCAGGTCACTCCCAGCCTGAAATCCCGTGCCTGCTGCTCGATGCCGGCTGTAATCTCAACCGATTTCCAGCCCCCGTACTCCATGCCATCCGCCACCAGGGTCACGCGGTCCAGGTCCTCTGCTGTCATCTCACCCCCTCGGCAGTAGCAATTCAGTGGCAGGCACAAACCCAGGGTGACGCACGCCGTTGCGAGCAACGATGTCCCCCACCCTGGCCGCGTCCCCATAACGGCGATACGCCAGCACCAGCGCCGGTATAGGCGCCGGATTGCTGTAGCGCGTCAACACATCACCTTGGCGCGCCACGGCAGTCAAATGACGGGTAGCGGCAACACGGGCCTGAGCGATCACCTCGTAATGCGTCGTTGGCGACTGCTCGGCCAGCGACCAGAGCGATTCTGATACGCCATCGCGCACCTGCAGCACATCGTCTGCCACCGGCAGCTCAACCCGATCAATGCCGGTCAGCCCATCCACCACCTGACCCAACGTCCCCGAGTCCACCGCAACCCCGCCCTGTTTCATCCCGTCCACGGCCACCTGACCGGCACGGGTGACGCTGATAGTTTTGGACGGCAATGCACCCGCACCCCGCACGGCATCGACCGCCACCGCATCCTGCACGAGCGAGCGTACCGCCGCCACAAACACCCGATTGGCCGCGCCGCTGGGCAACAGCGTGCCGCCCAAGCGCTGCACCGCATCGGCACGGTCAGCCAGTCCGAACAGCGACATGACGCCCTGGGCGCGTGAGTGGAACCCGCCAAACAGCGAACGCGCACCACCGATGATGCCGAACACCGCATCGGCGAACGCCCCAGGCCCTGCCATGACCGAATCGAAAACACGCTGGGCGGATCCCAGCACGCCGGACACCGAGCCATACACGTCCTGAACAACCTCCAGCACCTGCCCGATGGGCGTCAATACCGCGTCCAGGCTGATCTGCGACAGGTCGATGCTCTCCAGCGCCGCCGTGAAACGCTCCAGTGCAGACGTCTGCACGGCATCGGCAGCACTGTTCAGTGTGGACGCCGCATCGGCGCCGGCCACCGGATAGGATGGTTCGGCCTCCCCTTCCACAAACACCAGCTCAAACTGCACCATTCCCTGCGTGCGCCGGTCGTGCGAATAGGTGCAGTCGATGCACGTGGCGGTGATGCTGCCGGTCCAGGGCAGGATCAGCTCGCCCGAACCCGGCTGCTCGATCACCTCCAGCAGCGCGTCACGCTGGCTCAGACAGTCATCCCCCGCGACAAACGCCGCGACGCGGATCTCCTTGGTGCGCTTGCCCAGCGCCTCCACCAGCGGGGTATCGCGCTGGGGATACTCATGCACCTGCGTGCGCTGCCCAGCAGGCGCCGAGTCCCGCAACACCTCGAACGCCACCCCACGAAATGAGGCGGCCTGTTTTTGATCTCGCCAGCTCATCCGCTCGCTCCTGCCATTGACCGCAGGCCAATGTCCTGACGGACGTTCAGGCCTGGTTGATTGGTGCGCGCTGGCTCTGCCCTCATGCCAGCCGGCGCATTCTCAAACCGGATTACCATTTCCCCATCCAGGCGCGTCTCACGACCTGGCGCTGCCAGCGCCGGCGCGGGCTTTGCCGGTGCCTCATCACCCAGCCCGACGGCATTTTTCAACCAGCCCATGCCGCTATCCCAGGTGTTTGAAACCGACTCGCCCACGGAGGCGGCCGCGCCCTTGGCAGCATCGACCCCCTTCATGATGGGTTCGATAAACCCCGATACTCGATCCCACAAATCCTTGAACCAGGCCACAATCGGCTCCCAGTTCTTGATGATGATTCCCAGTGGGCTCCAGTTCAGGAATGCGCCCTGCATCCAGTCCCAGATCGCCTGGGCTGGCGCCTGGACTTGCGCCCACAGCCCGACAAACCAGGCTGTGATGGGCTCCCAGTTTTTGATCACCAGGCCCAACGGCGTCCAGTTCAGGAATGCGTTTTTCATCCAGTCCCAAACCGCTTGGGCTGGGGCTTGAACCTGCGCCCACAGGTTTTTAAACCACGCGCTGACTGGCCCCCAGTTGGCGATCAGGAACCCTGCTGCCAGGGCTATACCCCGTATGAGCATGCCCAGCGGCGACATCGTCATGACACCGGACATAATCTTGATTGCCCAGGTCACCCCGACCACGGCCAGCCGCATGCCTACAAATGCCGCCGCCGCACCCACCAACCCCTTAATCAACCAGGGATTGGCCTGCGCCAACGCGGTGACCTGATCAATCATCGGCCCGGTGTAGGCAATGAACGAATTGATCGGCGGCAACAAGACATTGCCAATCGCCATGCCCAACGCCGTGACGCGATTCCACTGCAGCTGGATGTTATTGGCCGTGGTTTTTGATCGGGCGGCGTACTCCTTTTCCATGGAGCCGGCGTACTCGGTTGCATCCGCCACCATCTCAAAGTTCTTTTTGAGCAGGCCCAGGTTATCCAGCATCGGTGCGATCGCCGTGATCGACTCCTTGCCGAACAGCTGTTGAATCACCCCGGCCTGTTTGGACGCATCGACTTTACTGATGGCCGTCAGCACCTTGAGCATCGTGCCCTTGGCATCCTTTTGCATTCCGACCGAGATCTGCTCAGCATTCAGCCGAAGTGCCTTGAACACCTGCTGCTGCGTCTTGGTGGCCGCTCGTCCCGAGGTCATGGCCAGCATGAAATTCTTAATGCCGGTCGCCGCCTCTTCCTGTCCAACGCCCACACCGGCCAGCGTCGAACCCATGGCGGCAATCTCACCAGCCGCCAAGCCGGCTACCGCACCCAGCGGCCCGATGCGCGTCACGATATTGCTGATCTGCTGGGCCGTCGCCGCCCCATTGTTGGAGAGGTGATTGATTTTGTCGGCCAGCGCCACCACCTCGACCTGACCCAACTTGAACGATGTGCGCCACTTAGCCATCGTGTCGCCAGATTCCTCCGCCGTCTGGTCGAACGCGATACCCATTTTGACGGCATCCTGGGCAAAGGCCTGCAGCTCGTCCCGCGCAATACCCGATTGCCCACCTGCCGCCACGATGGCGGCAATATCCTTGGCCGCCATCGGAAGCTTGGTGGACATTTTGGTGATGTCCTGCCCCATCTGAGCGAATTGCTCAGGCGTGTCAAAATCGACCACTTTGCGCACATCGGCCATCGAGGACTCAAACTCGATGGCGGCACGCGCACCCGCAAAAAAAGGGGCCGCGATGGCCCCCCCTTTTACGACGTCCATCAGGTTGATGGGTTGCCCCAAACCGCTGTTGAGCAGCCCGCGCCGGAAATTCATGGCATTGGCGCGGGCCTTTTGCAGAGTGGGCGAGAGTTTATCGACCCCCGTGATCAAGGCCTTTAATTGAAACTCGCGGGCCATGTCTACTCCTTCATTTCGTTCGCAACCCGATGCGCCTGGTCGGTCATTTCAAACACATCGGACAGCGGCCGATCCATGACCGCAAAAGGATCCAGCCGCCAGAAATAGGCGGCCGAGTAGGCGTAATCGATCAGGCCTGAGACTGTGCTGCCGGGTCCGAGCCCTGACTGATAAAAAAACTGACTACCGCCCATGCCAGCGTGTGAAAGTCCTGCATCCCGAGCTGATCCACCGCCGACTCGGGTACCTCACCCAGACGCGCGATGTACCGCGCGCACACATCCAGCAGCGGACGCGGCACGGGGTCTTCAGAGGCAAACGAATAGGGCAACGACTTCAGCGCCCGCACATCGGCCACCGTCGGCTCACGTAGCCGCAGCTCCGTGTGCTCTTTGCCGTAGGCATTGATAGGGGTGGACAATGTCTGCACCGTCAGCAATTTCACATCGCTCATTGCCAGATCCCCTTAACACCGTTGAATTCCAACGTGACTTTGCCGTCGTCCCCGGTGCTGGTCGTCTCGCCGACCATGTAGGCCCCCGTCAGCACGTAGGTTTTGCCGTTGCGGAACTCAGCCTGGACGGTCATGTCCGTGCCGTTGGCGATCACATCGACCGGGAAATCCGCCGTGTGCAATGCCTCGACCTTCACGTACGGCACGCGGTCGCGCTCGGTGAAATAGCCTGGCGCGCCCTCGATGGTCTCGCGGACCACATCGCCAATGGGGCATTCCACGCCGCCAGTGATCACCAACTGTTGGCCGTCCACCTTGACGTAGACGGTCCCTGCTACTTTCTGGCCCATGTCCAGCTCCCAAAGAAAAGGCCCGCTCAATGGCGGGCCTGGGTTCAATCAAAGGTGACGCGGTGGCTATGCCGCCATCGTGTCGGGATACTGCAGGCGGAACTCGTTGCGCAGCGCGACGATGCGCAGCTGGTTCACGTAGTCAGGCGGGAACAGAACATTGACCCGGTTCGGGTTTGTTTCGTCGCGCTCCACGATCAGATAACGTGCGAACAGTTGCAGGTTCTCCACCAGGCCCAAGCGCTCCATGCGCTCGTACTCGGCGATCAGTTCGCCGCGGATGGTTTTAGGTGTGACAATCGACTGGCCAGGCCCGAAGCGGGTGCCGTCGTCGGCCAGTTTGTGACGCGCAAACTTGCTGGTTATGACCGCCTCCAGGCGGCGCAGAATCGCCGCAGACTGGTGCATCGTCTCGCTGTCCAGATAGCTGTCATCGGGCTGGCCGAACGCATTTTTCTGGTACAGGGTGACTGCACGCTGGATCCGCTGATACCCGCCCTCGTAATACGACGTGGCCACACCCGCCCACAGCAACGAGTTATTCTCCAGCAGGCCAAAACGGCGACCCTCTGGCGCCGGCATGCAGCTGAGCAGCGCACCCGTCTGCGTGGGCCGCGCCGGATCCGCCGCAATGAACACAGCTGTTCGCCCGGCAAAATCCGCGACCCACCGCCACACCGACGTGGGCGCCTCGGGCTCGACGGCGGCGACCGTCATATGCTGGTCATTGGTAGCACCGCGACCGAAAGCCACCAGCTGGCCCATCGTGCCGCGCCGGGCCGAGTACACATGTCCGTAAATTTTCTTGAGCCATGCCCAGCGGCCAGAGGTGTCATCCATCAACGCCTGGAAGGCCGCCAGCGAACCGGCGTCGGTGAACGGATGGGTAATGAACTCGAACGGCGCATCGCCCAGCAACGCCAGCGCGACGTCCAGATCTGGCACTCCTACGCCGCCCGCCATCGCGGCAACGGCCACCGTCAGACCCGACGGCATAATCTCGCCGCCCGCCGAGCCGCGCAGATTGACTGCCAGGCGCAAATCATTGCCCAGCTCGCCGGAAAATTTCGCAGTCACGGTCACAACGCCAGCAGCAGCTGCAGCCGTTACAGCCAGCGTCGCCGCATTGATAGCCGCAGCCAGAGCCGTAGCCACATCGGCGGCGGCCTGGCCGCTGGCTACCGTCACCGCAACCCGCGCGTCGCCCACATAGGCCGACAGCACGCCGGCCGCCGACGCGGTGCCCGCAACGGTAAATTTTCCCGATGCCTTGGCTCCCGTGACCTTGACCGGCAGGATCCAGATTTCACCCATGGGGTCAACGCGCCGGCTGGCCACGTGCATTTCGTGAAGCATCGAGCCACGGCCCGCAATCGTGGCAACCTCGTCGGAGGACGAAGGCAGCTGCAGAGCCGGTGCGGCGGTCACGTCGTCATTGACCGCCCCGATGAGCAGGCGCCGCAGTTGCGTCGCGCCGCTGTTTGCCTGGCTGTTGTCCATTTCCGCGTAGAACAGCGGCACACGCAGATCGTTTGGGATTTGATTCATGCTGACCGCCATATCAACGCTCCTTTTTGCCCGCTGCTGGGGCATCGTCTTGCTTGGCCATCACGTCGCCATCGAACAGGCGCCGCATCCAATACTGCGTTTTGGGGACCTTCCAGCCTGCGCCAGTCAGCACCACCCCGCGCTCGGGGTCCAGCACCATCCGGCCCTCCACCGGCACCACGTGCATTTTTTTCATCACACATCCTCTTGAAGTTTGAATTCAGTCCGGCCATCCGGCCCTGGCTTTTGCAGATTGGGATCTGCGATGGGATCAATCACATCCACGCTGATGTTCAAGCGTTTCAGTGGCGGGAGCTGCGCCAGTTCATACTCCTGCCAGGTTTGAGGGAGGGTGTCCGCTGGCAACCCGCCTGAATGCCCCACGGTCAGCTCAGCGGAAAACGTCATGCCGTAGTACGTCACAGCGCGGTTCATGTCGATAATTTCGCCGCCCTCGTACTCGATAGGCTCGTACTCTTCGCCAGGCCGCCACCCCAGCAGGGCCCGCCAGACCTCGCCACGCAGGTCATGCAGCGCGTCTGCGGTTGCATCACCCCGTTCGTTGCTCGCCGTCGCCATCATCAACACAACCGTGAAACGGTCGATCACCTCCTGAACTGCCAGGTTCTGGGCGATTGGAGGCCTGGCCTCATCGTCGGCCGGCATCACCACCAAAGCCGGCACAACAACCTTGACCTGCTCACGCTCAGGCTTGAAATCGATGGCGACAAACACCCGCCTGTCGAAAGACGGGCAGTAGTTGCGCAAATGACCTACAACATCGGACAGTTTCATTTCAGTGCCTCGTTCAGTGAGGCCCGGAGGCGCTGCATAATGGCGCCCTCCTGCTCAGCCAGTGCATCAGCAATCCAGTTGCCCCTGGAGCGCAGACCGCGCTTTGTGCCGTAGTGCAGGAAGGCCGGATAGAAACCTTCCCCGCGCGGATCCTTCTCCCACTTACTGGCGGGTGCCGGCATCTGGTGCTGGACTTTTGCGTAGAACCCGCCCGAACCCAGACGTACCTTGATCGACTTGGCCATCCGCCCCGTGCGCCGGCCCGGATGCTCATTGCTACCGCCGCGCTTGGAAATTTTCTTTCGGGAAGCCTTTGCGACCATACGGCCAGAATCGCGGAACGCCTTACGCATAGGACCGCGCTTGAACTGCATCTGGCTAATGTTTTCAAACCCTTGCAGGCCGAGCATCGCTTGCATCGCAGACGTTTTCATATCAACTCTCCATCACCCATCTCTTCCAGATCCAGCACCAAGAACTTTCGTTTTCCACGAAGCGGTGCTGCGCGGCGCACAAAGTACACGCGGCCCGAATGGTAGATTTCATGCTGATTTGTGATTCCGTCGATATAGCGCACAAGACAGCGGTGGGTTATACGCTCATCGGTCTGCACGGTGGCGGCCCAGACGGCTGTTCCCACGGGCACAAGGGAAGCCCAGCGCCGAATGGGGTCCAACCGCTGCTCAACCACCCCCGCATACCCCACTGGAATGTCCAAACGCCATCGGATCTGAACACGTTTATCCAGCTCGCCTACCAAGGGGTCGGGGAATACGGGCGCACCTATTCGAGATCCTGTTCTCATGCGCCTAGCCCCACTCGATAGAAATGCAAGAACCGCGACACAGCCGGGTTGTCGTATATGCGCGCATCAACCATGGCGCCTTCCCTGTTTCCAAACAAATCGGCCACAACCATCAGCAGCGCCGCCACTACCGACGCAGGGACTTCGGCCACTGTGCCATCGGGGTTTAACCAGGGGACAGGTCGCCCCAGATAGTTGCTGGCATAATCAACGGCTGAATGGCTCATTTGAATTAACCGCTGGTCTTGTGCGTCCTCGTCCGGCTCCATGTAGAGATGCTGCTTGATCAGCTCCAACGGCAAAAAGTCTAGTTCCCGCATTTGCGCCCCCTTCCTTTTTTCACTTTTGATCGGCACCAGCGGCTGCAGCGGAAGTCCGCTTTCCGCGTCGGGGAGAGCCAGCATTCGGCGCAGCGCCCGCCTCGGCATCATCGTCAACAGCGACAGCTAAGCCCTTATCGACCAACTGGCTGCCAACCCGATCAGATACGTCGAACACATCGCCCCGGCGCTTGGTGCCGTCATGTTCAAAAGAGAAAGTCGCTTTCACTTTCATGTCACCTTCCTTAAGAGTGCGTCTGGGGCCGCACCAACGAAGCGCTGCCCCAGAAACAATCAACCGCCAGCGCCCGCGCCGGCTCCCGCATCAAGTCCGTCGAAACCACCTTTCACGAAGGCCTGCGGACGGAAGACGGTCACGGTCGACTGCTTTTCACACAGAATCGTGACCATGTTCTTGACGAAGTTGTCCCGGTCTTGATTCGAGACCGTGATGTTGGCCTCTTCGCCATCCCAGCCCTGGGCGCCCAGCTTGAAAGCACCGGTCAGGAACTGATTCGAGTCCATGGCTTGAGTAGCCACGACCGGACGTCCCCACAGGCCTGGAACGGCCAGGCCGCGCGGCGTTGCAAACAGGTACTGCTTGTCGTCCGTTTTGGTCAGTTCGATGGTCGTCCAATCGATCGGATTCAGCACGATGCCGTCAGCCTCATACTCGGCCAGGGTGACCTGCAGCATGGCGATACGCAGACGATCCAGGCGCGTTTCGCCCTGAACCACCACGCCCGGATTGGCGTATGCAATGGCTTGCGTCAGGATGCCGTTCATGTTCAGGCCTACTCCGGAGCCTTTCAGGATCTGGAGCTCTTCCTTCAGGTCCAGGCCGTACATGAGGCGGCCGTTGATGTAGGTCTGCAGCTGGCGAGCATTGCGCAGCACCTGCTTGGAGGCACGAATCCAGTGGGCAATAGTGGCCACCTTTTCCGAGTCCAGCTCAAACTTGATGTCCGATTCAGGCTTCGGGTCGGTCGGGTTTTCTGCCACAACGCCAGCGTTATTGGTGAACAGCGTTTCGCGGACAAATTCAACGTCACTGGACTCCGTCGGCCCCCACGACAGCAGGTCACGAATGAACAGACGCTGGTTAGGGGTGGCCACAATACCGGGCACACGCGTGGGCTGAATCAGCGCCCCCGCTGAGTCATCTTCGCGTGTGATCGCCGCCTTGATCGTGAAACTGCCCTGCATGCTCGGGTTGAAGTTTTTCAGCTCGTCCGATTCAGCGACGATCTGGCCGACGCTCTTGGCCTTTGCGGGGGAGCCGCCGCCCTGCTCCAGCTTGGCGACCACTTGCATTGCAGCGCGCAGATCGGCCTGCAGTTCGCCTTGCTGGATCAGTAGCTCGTCCACTTTTGTCTTGGATTCTTCAGAGAGCAGCTGATGCGCGCGAATATCCTTGTCCGCCTTTTCGGCGTGCGCCTTCAGTTGGTCGTTAACTTGCGTCAGGCTGGCGTTGATCGCCTTGATGTCATCATCGATTTGTGCCATGAAATTACCTTTTTGGGAAAACAGAAGTAAGGGATGCGGCCAGAGCGGCCGTGGTGCTGAGGGCGGCTGAATCGCTCAAGCCGCGTCCGGTGGCATCAGGCGCACCGCCGCCAGTCGAATCGCTCAGACTGGACTTGAAATCAGAGATGAGGCGCTGGGCCTCGCTACGGGGCAGCCCTGACGCACGCATGGCGGCCTCGATGCGGCGGACAACACTGGCTTGGGCAGCACCTTCGCCTTTACCCACCTGGTCCGCGTTCAGCATTTCGTCGGCATAGCCCTGCTCAATCGCCTGCGTACCGCCAAACCACGTTTCGCCATCCATCTGGCGCCGCACGTCAGCGATGTCCTGGCCGGTACGTGTGGCGTAAATGTCTGCCATCGCCGCGTCAAACGGCTCCATCCAGTCAGCAATCTCACGCAGGTCGTGGCGATTGCCCTGAGCGATCAGCCAGCCGTTGTGGACCATGAAAAACCCTGCGCGAGCAATTTGCGTGGTGTCGCCGGCCATGGCAATGACCGATGCTGACGATGCCGCCAGTCCCAACACCTTGGTCGTGATATGGCCCTGGTGTTCACGGAGCACGTTATAGATGGCCAAGCCCTCGAACAGGTCACCACCGGGGCTATTGATATTGACGGTCACAGGCCCCGCCCCCATGGACCGCAAAGCCGCTGATATGCGCTTGGCCGTCACTCCTTCGCCAGTCCACCAGTCATAGCCGATAACGTCATAGATGCTGATGGTTCGGTCCACCTGGTCGTCCGCTGCCGCTCGCACTCCCGCATCCCACCGCTCAAGAGCACGGGGCGACAGATAGGAATTGACGGCAGCAGAAGGCCGTCCGGCCGGCGCAGCCGGCAGGTTCTTAATACTCATAGGGGATACCTCAGGTGTCGGCCGTGCCGGCCGTTATGTCTTTCAGCCAGTTGGCCATCGCATTGCGGGCATTCTGGTCTGCTGTGTTGGAGCCCAGGCTGTCCAGCGGCGCCAAGGCAGTTTGAACTGTCAGCACTGCCGCATTCCCCCCCATCGGAGCGCGATCTTCAAGCTCCCGTACCTCATCGCGAGTCAGGATGCCGTTGTTGACCATTACCGAATAGAACGCGCCCCGTGCGGCGCTATCGGCTCGCAGCAGGCCCTCTACCGCAAACTTGGGGTAATACCGCAGCCGTTCGGCGGGTGTAAGCAGGTCCTTGATAATGGACTGCTCAATTCGTCGGACCAAGGGGTTGATCGTAGCCATGAGAAACCACGTCATCATTTGCTCAACGCCAGTGCCGAACATGGTCTGCCCATTCGCAGCATGACCGATCAGACCAGGCCATACGCGGAACCAACGGCATATCTCTTCAACTCCGTAGGCGCGTGATTCCAGTAGCTGGGCATCGCGCGGATTGATGCCTATCGTGCCGACCTCCATGCCGTTTTCCATGATCACCGGCTTTCCGGCATTGACTGCTCCCGCAGCGCGGCTGGTGATGAACTCCCGCGCGTCTTCGCGCTGCTCGGGCCTTAGCTTTTCAGGGTACTTAAACCAAACCGTGGGCATCAGTCCACGCTTGAATGTACCTCCCGCAGCCTCATCGGTCGCCAGCGCAGACCCAAAGACTTGTGCCCCGTACTGGATGACTGACACCCCGGTCTTTCCGTCCAGCGACCAGCCTGGAATTGCCCAGATACGAGCGCCATCTATGATCCGCTGACGACCTACATCATCTATGTACCGGTACTCTTTGGACCCATCCCTTCTTTGCATTATGGACAAGCGAGCAGGATGCAAAAAACTGAGGCCAGCCAGTCGGTCTCCGATCATCAGCTTTTCGCAATACGCGTTGCCCTGCAGCAGCATAGCGGCAACAACAGACTCCCAAAAAACTGACGATATGGCGTCAGCGTTGGGCTGCACGCCCAGAATGAAATCGAGCGAATGCTGCGGCGCAGATCGCTTCCCCTCACGCGATCGCTCATGCATCCCCAGCGGCAGGGTGCCGATGGTTTCGGAGATTAAGCGAGCGCAGGCCCATACCGCCGACAGCTGCAGAATGTTCTGGTCGTTGACTTGCACACCAGCCGAACTGCTGGCCCCGAGTCGCGCCCACGCCCCCACGTCGGTGAGGCCGAACGGTGCGCCCAGCCAGCCGAGCACTGCCGCTCGTACCCGGCCAATCTTTTGCGCTTTCTGTTTCATCCAATCACCGCATCATTGAAAAAGTCAGAGAGGTCATCCCCCTCATCCACCGCCGTCGCCAAGCCAATGGCCATCAGCAACGCCGCCATGTCGTCGATTTTGTCTGCCGAGCGCTTGCGGTCCGGCGCCATACTCAAATTCACATCGCGCCGCGCGACAAGATTTGACGCGCACCAAGCAAGGACAGGGTCACCGCCGTGTGCCAGCTTGCCGCCGACATAAGCCCGCTCCAGCGCCTGCATGGCCGGGTGATAGCTCTTTGTGCCTTGAACAAACTGAATCATGGGCACTTGCGCTGCAACCAACCTGTTCACCAAATCCGCTGCATTCCAGTTGTCATATGCAATCGCCTCAACCTGAAACCGCTCCACAGCTGCCAAAACGTCGCGCTCGATCACCGAATAATCAGTGACATCGCCCTCGGTTTGGATCAGGTATCCGGCTTCCACCCAACCGGCATACGGGACTGTGGCCCGCTCAGTGCGCTGCGCCACTGCATCAGACGGCACCCAGCGCCAACCGTACGTGTACCAGACCCCCTCAACCAGCCAAACCAAGCGAAACGCCGCTATATCGGTCGTGCTGGCCAAGTCCAAACCGCCCCAACAGGGGTATCCTTCCAGCCAATCCAGATCGACCGCGCCGCCGCACTTGGCCCACTTGGTCAGATCAATCCAGCCATTCGCGGTGGATGCCGGGCGGTTCAACCGCTTAATGCGAAACTCCGCCAGCTTGGACGGCATTTGCTTGGCTTCAACCGCTTCTTTGCGAATGGCTGCCTTCAAATGCGGGTTCACATCCATCAGCGGATTGGCCTTGATCCACTTGGACTCATCGAACTCATCGTCCTGCTTGATGCGAGCCGACTTGTCCTCATTGTCCAGGGCGTAATACAGCGCCAGGAAGTGATCGGCCTGGTTGCCCAGCAGCCCACGCAGCAGAGAAAACACAAAGGCGCGAATCTCTGCCCACGGCCCCGCGTTCGTATACCCCTCTGTCGTCGTGAAAAGCCAGAGCGGATTAGCGCGGGCACCAGCTGCCGACTGCAATACATTCAGCAGGTCCGGGGTCTTGTGCGCGTGGATCTCATCCAGGCCGACGTGCGACGGGTTCAGACCATCCTGAGTCGATGCCTTGGCATGCAGCGCCTTATAGCTACTGCCCGTCTCCATCCGGCTGACTGACTTAGCCCACGCTTGCAGCCCGAACGCCTCAGCCAGGTCCGGGGTCTTTTCCACCATGCGCTTGGACACGCGGAAGATGATGCTCGCCTGATCAAAGGTCGTTGCCGCGCTGATCACCTGAGCGCCGTCTTCCGGTTCGCAGCATAGGCAATACAACAATATGGCGGACGCCAGGGTGGACTTCGCGTTCTTACGTGCCACTGCAAATAACGCGGATGTGTAGCGACGAGGATAGAACTGATCATCGTCGCCCCAACCGTCGACGCGCACCGCATCACGCCGACGAAAACCGAAGAGCTGCACCACAAAGAAAATATGACTCGGGTGCAGAATGATGGTCGGAGTCTCCCATTTGCCCTCGACATGCGGCAGCTTCTCGATGAAATCGCATGCGTCATTGGCGTGCCACTCATCAAAGAAAAATGGAGTGCTTTTACGCTTGGCGCGCTTCAGGTCATCAAGAAATCGCTGTGCCGCAGCTCGGATCCAGCGCCCGTGCTTTTTGCGCGCCTTGTCGGCCACAGCGGCCTTCGCATATTCGGTTGCAATGGAGACATAGTCACGATGCGCGCTTTCTGCCATTGCCAGCAAACTTGTTGCCCGCAGCTTCGTGCTCAACCGGCTTGACCTTGCCCTGAGCGACAGGCGTCAATCCAAACTCGGACTGGTAGGCGCGCAATTGCGCAACCATGCTGGCGGTCGGAGTCTCGCCAGCCGCATACAGTTGCTTTATCTTGCCGTCCAGCGCGCACAGGTGCGCGAGCGACGTCAGGCTTGCTTCGGTCAACAGCCGATTGGCAAAAAGAATTCTGGCCAGCCGGTCCCACTCAGCCTCGGCATGCGTGTTGGGCAACCAGCCCGGCGCAGCAGGGACGTCCTCGACCAGCGGCAGGTCAACTGGATCGTCCCCTTTTCTGTCGGGGCGATCCGTGCCCGCTATCACCTTCAGCGCAGAGGGCTTTCTCGGATTCGCCATGATTGTTCCTCAAAAAAAACCAGTTTTTCTCAACTGACGGCGTAAAAAAAAGGCTGGGCGTCGGGTGTCCAGCAAAATCGCTCAAACTTTCGACCCACCCCTCCTATTCCCAGCTCGCCGGAGCACCGTCACGGCGTCAGCTTCCGGAGGCGGGTAGCCATGGACAGTCCCGTCGGGCCACAGCACACGCTCGCCTTCCCGTCTTGGCGAGGGGCACAAGAACTCTCCAACAGGCATCTGCGTAGGCGTAAACCGGTGGTGGCTCTGGCGTCTGATCTTCATCGCTTCTTTCCCCTCAATGCTTCGGCCCGCGTCTTGGCCTTGTGGCAATCTCGATTGATGGCCTGCAGGTTCTCCGGGTCATCAGTCCCGCCCTCTGCTACTGGCTTGATATGGTCCACCTCATGGGCAAGGCGTGGAACCAGCCGACGCGCACAATCGCTGCATTGGCATAGATACCCATCACGCTCCAGTATCTGTGCTCGGAGCCGACGCCATGGGCGCCCGCCACGGCCTTGCCCATAGGTCGGCGTTACCGGCTCATGTCGCGGCGTCGCCTGTTTTCGCTTAAGCGTCGGCGGCTTGGTTGCCATCGCAACTCCAAACGAAAAAGCCCCACCGTTTCCAGTAGGGCTTAGTTCCTAATTTCTTCAGGCTGAGCAATATCCAGCCTACGGGATTTATAGTACTTGTGTCCCCACACTTAAACAATGTGTGGGGACAAAATAGTTCTGCTCGTAGCCCTGGCTGTAAGCCCCGCCCAGAGTGGACGCAAGTTGCTTGTGAGCGAACTCAATGTGGCGATAGTAGACCGTGCGAGATATTCCCAGACGGTCTGCTTTGACTTTGACAAGCCCTTGCCAGATGTAGTGCGCGATCACGACGACCTTCATATCAGGGTGCAACGCGTCTACTGCACGATCAACCCGCATAAGATCATCATCGACCAATAACACGCTCGGCTCTACCATTTGAGTCCCATCCACACGCTCCCTCGTATACACAGAACCAGGTGGCAGGCCAAGCGCCCGCACATTTTCCTTCTGCTTCCAGCAGCCCCATTCCCCCAGCAGGATCTCAAGCCTCGTCTTCATACATCCCCCACTTCAATCTTCAGATACCCGCGCTTTGCTGGGTCCAGTCCATCATCAACAACCAGCGGCCTGAACCGCTTGTCATCCACACCCAAGGCTTTAGCGATCCCGTCGATCTGCGGCTTGATGCAGGCCAGCAGGTTGTCCAGGTCGCGCCCCCTGCGGTCTGGACACATGAAAGTCACTTTCACTGGGATGCGATCACCGCCCACAAACCGCCGCCGCCCGAGCTCAACGACTGCCACCACACGCCCATCGCGCCTTGCCTGCTCCTTGGCTGACTGGACACCGCCCCAGTGCCGACCGTTCTTGCGATTGGGCATCAGCCGCATGTCCGGCCAAGGCAGCACTAGGGCCAAACCTGTTACTTCACTCATTCCGCTTCTCCTACTGCTCGCTGAGCCATCCAAATCACAGTTGGTGATCGCCCTGCCGGGTTTGCGAGAATCTTCTTTGCCCATGCCTTGTGATCTCGCTGCGGGTCCACCACCGTCCATCCATCCAACTTTTGCATTGCCTTCTCTGCTGCTTCCCGCTTCTGCGGACTCATCCACGCCCCCGGTAGCTATCCCAGCCAAACGTCACGGCTCGGCCATCACCCTCACGCAGACGGTCGTAAACACGTTGGCCCAGGCAGTCCTTGATACCAGCCATGTCCAGATTGCTGATCACGATGGTGGGTCGCATGTTCTCGTACCGGCCATTCAGGATCTCGAACAGGTACAGACGCTCGGTATCGCTGCTGAACTGCACACCGACCTCATCCAGAATCAGCAGATCGGGCTCAACCAGTCGAGCAATGGCCTGAGATTCGGTCAACTCGCGGCGCCCGTAAGTTTCCTTGATGCTGCGTACCGCCCCCATGACCGAAGCAAACAGCGCCGAATAGCCCTGCTGCATCACCTCATGGGCAATGCCCACGGCCAGGTGCGTCTTGCCCGCCCCCACATTGCCGATGAAAATCAGGCTGCGACCAGTACGAATCGCCTGCTGGAACGTGTTCGCATACTGCTGGGCAACCTGCAAAGCCTTGGCCGCTTCCGGGCAAGTGGGCAGATAGTTGCTCAAGCGGCGGTCGGCAAACCGTGGGGGGATAGCGGCTCGGGACAGGATCGAATGCGAAATCGTCTTGGCCCGATCTGCTGCCACACCTGCCTGAATGCGTCGGATCTCGTCCTCGATCATGGCCTTTGGGTCTTTGCCTGACGCAAGCGCGTTCATCGTGGAGCTCTCCAGCGCGGACAACATTCCGCCCAAGTTAGAAACGGCCATCATCGCCAATGCCCTCCCCGTAGTTTTTCCGATCAAACCCTGTGTGCTGGGGTGAGCCGAGCTTTCCGCCCCCTTGGCCGCTGTCCACTGGCACACCATCCTCCCAACGGCGTTGGTTCAAGTACGTCAACGGCGCAGGCTCAAAGCCATCCTTCCACTGCGAGGTCTTGCACATTGCTTTGACATGGCCAACCACGGTGTCGGCATCAGCATCGAGTTTGTGGGCCTTCCACTTTTCCAAGCACTTCGATTTCGCTACTCGGCGGGCAGTGTTCGGGTAGGCATCCCAGAACTCCTGGAATCGGCAACCGGACGAAATATCTTCTGTAATCTCTGCAGTAGTCTCTGTAGTAGTCTTCTCTATTAACGAACTGCGTTTTGCGTCATCCCCCAACTGCGGAATGTGTTGTCCCCCAATTGCGTTTTCGTCGTTCGGGAAATGCGCTTTTGGTAGTTCGCCAAATTCAGAATCAGAGCCTTTAGAAATGGTCTCAATCCAGGCGTTAAAAGCCTCACGGTCCAGCTTGTAGTAGATGCGGTGCTGAAGGCGCTCCGGGGTTTCAATCAGCAACCCTAGATCCCGCAGCTTCTTGCGTGCCGTTGTCTGCTCACGGTAGGAAAGGCCTGTTTCCTCCTCCCACTGCTTTGACTCTTTGTGAACGCCACGCTCGTCCGTAGAACGCTCGTCCCAATACATCAGTTGGCCAAGAAAGATGGCCGTAGCTACACCGCCTACATGACGCGCCAGCGAAGCGTGGTAAGCGATTGGCCTACCAATAGCCCTGATAGTGTCTAGCGGCTTCATGCCGGTTGCCTCCTTAAATACGCTCCCACGAATCGCTCGATGTCGCGGTCGGCTTCCTCGGGCCATTGGCCCAGGCGTTTCAATTCATCGCGTGTGTTCTGCAGCCAGGTGATCTGCAAGCCCACTGCGGTGGCCTTGTCGTAAATCCCGCCCTGGTCGAGCTTGCTGTGGCAGCCTCGCCCCCAAGCGTTATCGGTACACAGCGGGAACATCAAAGCGTCAGATACTTTCAGGCCCAACCCTTTGCCGAACTCGATGCCGTTCATGTGGGCAGCTTGGGAGCGGTACCACCGGCCACAGTTGGCGCATGGCAGTGCTGCGACGTTGCGGCGGTGCTGCTCGGAGCGGTAGACAGCTAAGGGCTTGGGCCGATGCTGCAGGGCTGTTCCGACTATCTGGGCAATACGCTGTCCAAGGCTGGGGCCCTTCTTTTCCTTGGGCTTGGCTTTGAAGGCGCTGCGCTTGAGTGCTTGTCGGCGTTGCAGTTGTGTGCGCTGGGGCCATTCTGTTTTTTTCATCGCAGCTGGTCCTTCAGGGAGGTCGGCAGCGTGAAGAACAGCCCCATGCCGTCCAACGTGCGCACGAAGTGCTGTGGATTCACTTTGGCCAAGCTGTCAGTGCCAAATTCTGCGTACAGCTTTTCTTTGATCTGTTGCTGGCGCTCATGGGGTTCTTGGTCGAAAGCGACGTTCAGGGCTTTGCATACCTGGGGGCTGTTGAACCAGCCCAGCTTGTACAGGTCGGTGTAGAAGGTGCCGTAGGGTGCTTTGGTCATGCCTCACCTCGTTGCTTTTTGCCTACGCGCAGCACGTTTCGATTCAACCTCTGGAGAAGCGTGCATAGAAGATTGGATTGACCAACAATTGAGCCTATTTCCTCATCCGTCAGGAACCTGTCGGCTGTAGCCTGATTTGCGACACCAGCCAGCTTGCCCAGCTCCTCCATGCCCTGAGTGATCTTTTGAATGATTGCGCCAAACTCATCCTCGAACCCACCCTCAGGCTCCGGGGGCAGCTCAATGAAATGCAGACCGCGCTGCAGGGCGGCGACCATGAGCCAATCCAGAGCGCGATGACTGCTGTGTGTCAGCCCTTGAAGGTGGTCGGCCAAGACGAAACACGCGTCCAGGTCCAACTGCTCGCCACCAGTCAATTTGCGACGTAGCGACTCCATGTGAATTGATGTGCCACGCTGCTCGGTCAGGTAGGCAGCGGCATCCCGTATACCGCCCTTTGCATCGCAGACGGTGTTGTACAGCTCTTCGCGCCAGTACAACGAACTTGCTCGTTTGGTCATTGGGCTGAACTCCTGTGTATTTCAGCGTTTCGCCCTCCCCTCGTAATCGCTACAGTAAAAGTGTGAAAAGTACGTAGTGATTAATGCGGAGCGGGAACTACAAATGGAAAAAATCGGTCGTGAAACTGAAAATGCGGGAATGGATAAAAAAGAACTCCCCCGCTTTGAAATCATTGATAGAGCTACTGAGCTGGCCTATCAGACCTTCAACTGCCCTACCGATGACCACATCACCGGCATATATGACCGGCTTGTCTGGAATGAACGGCATGGCCTGGGTGAACTCGGAGCCGTTACCGTTCATTGAGGTGGTCAATCCCGATCAGCTATGCTTAGCGATGCAAGTAACTAAATTTTTCTGAAAAGGATTGACCGTGACTTCTACTGATCAGCAATTAAGAATCAATAGCGACTTGGTAAATACCGCACTCTCCTTAAATTCGACGGTCGGATCGCATAGCGTGCAGATCACAGCCTTGGAGATACTTCTTTCCGCCTTGCTAGATGAGGCGGCAACTGACCCTCAACGAGCGGAACGATTGAGGACGCTCATAAACCAAAAAGTACGAAGCCATGCCCGGTTCAGAGCCGGAGTAAGTGATGCCGACGAAGTGTCTGGCGAGCTGACTCAGCAGCTAAGGCGGCTTTTGCCGAAATCTCTGCATCCCGAGCCTCTTGATCTATGAACCCTGCAGCCTGGGCGAGGCGATCCCCCTGGAGCTTGATTGCCGGCTGAATCAGCCAGAGCACCAGGCGGGCGTACAAGGTCTTAAGCATGTGCGCCCCCTTTCGTAATGCAGTCAGGGGGACCAATAGGGATACGGTCATCGGGTTTGGGGTCGGGGGTGTTGGGCATATGTGGCTCCTCAAAATTGAACGGGCCAACATCAAGCTGACTCTCCTGCAACGGCTTGCAGTTCAGGCGGTACAACGAAATGAGTCGGTTACCGCTTTCCCATCTCATGTCGCGTTGCGCCCCCGACAACAATCCAGAAATTGTGGGCTGTGCAACACCAACCGCTTTAGCAATTTGCGTTTGAGTCCACCCATCTGACAGAAGGCTATGAATGATGTTTTTCCAGTTCATGGCCAAATATTATAGGAATTCCTATTTATCATCAATAGGCATTCCTATGGGCTTCTATATCAGAATACCTATATGAATACGTTCGGTGCACGCCTAAAATTCGCTCGAAAGAAAGCAAGACTTAGTCAGCAAGAGGTTGCTGCTAGGATCGGTACGAAGCAGCCTCTAATTTCAGAGCTGGAGAATGACGAGTACCAGACATCTGGATTTACCCCTCGCCTGGCGCACCTCTATAAGGTGAACGCACGCTGGCTTGCTGAGGGCAAAGGCCCGATGGATGTAACAGCGACCGAATTATTAGACGATGAGGAGCTTATAAGCCTGCTGCATCGCTACATCGCACAGGACGATGCCACTAAGGCTCTCGTTCAGCACTTGCTGCGTGAGGATGGGCACCCAATGCCCACTTGGATGACTACTGGCACTGCCGCGGCAATCGAGAATGCCCGTCAACTGGTTCAAGAGAGGATGAAGGCATCCTCAAAAGAACTAGACCAGCAGCAGTAACCAGGTCTTTGCTTTATTAGTAAATGTGAGGTTAGTGTGGGTTGGTTTAATGACGCTCTTGCGGGCTCTAACAGAGAGCCTAGGGATGAAGACGGCCAGCCCGTTGTTTCCCAATATCGCAATCAAGCCGTGCAAGGACGGCAAATAGACGAACTAATCGGCTTAGTAAAAGGCGTTTTAGCCGACGGCGCCATCTGCCAACAAGAGGTGGAGTTTTTGCTTCGATGGTTAGAATCCAACCGAAGCGTTATAGATGTATGGCCAGCAAACGTGTTGTACCGTCGCATTGACAGCGCATTGGCGGACGGGCATATGGACGCTGACGAAGAAGCGGAAATAATGGCCTTGCTTCTAGATGCTGTAGGTGGAAAGCAGTCAGCCTCCTCGCATAAAGAAACAGCTAACCGCAGCACATCTCTGCCTCTTTGCAAGCCCGCTCCTGCTGTTTCGCTCGTTGGCAGCACATTCTGCTTTACTGGAAAGTTTGTCAGCGGCACTAGGGCATGGTGTGAGGGCCAGATTCAAGCGCGTGGCGGACTCATCTTGCCCAATATTACTAAGAAACTGAATTTCTTAGTAATCGGCAATCTCGGCAGTAGGGACTGGCTACACAGCACACATGGCCTGAAAATCAAAAAGGCAGTGGAGTATCGCGACAGCGGTCTTCCACTGCATATTATTAGCGAACAATATTGGCATGAGAGTTTAGGACTTTAAAGTGAGAATCACGCGACCTATAAGCACAGATATTCGTCGGGGTCTCACATTTGAGCACCGTTGGGAGGGCGAGGATCTGGGCTTGATCACAAGCTGGGAGCGGGGCCGGGACATGGCCTGCGGAAACCATCAGCTCGCAGCAGCCGCCATAGCCGGAGAGCTGGTTATGCTCCCATTTAAAGGGGGAGTAGATAAAACTCTTAAAGCAGGTCGCAAATATGGATCCTTGCATTATCTGGCTATGTGGCAAGGCTTACGCGGCGAAAACCTGGATATAGACACTGCCACCGAGCCTTTTAAGGTATGCAAAAAATATGGTGTGATGGTTGTGTTTACTTTGGATGCCTCCAAAACCGAGCCCTGATGAGATAGCCAAGCATAGAACTCACTCTCGTATATTTTGATGTAGAAAACCGCCTCTCAGGCGGTTTTCTGGTTCTTGCCTCTCCCTAAGAGCGTGGCAGTCAAAGCACACACATCCCTGCTCCCTTTAAAACCGGAGCCGCAAACTCATCAATCGCCTTGACCAAAAACACTGTACAGATATACAGTACATATACCCCACTACCCCGCTATCTTGATGCGCTCCGCGAGTCTCAGCCACTCAGAGCGTAGATCCAAAAACGTTCAATCTAAAGAGAAAAGCATTGCGGTATGTCGAGTAGCCACAAGGATCATCCCCCACAAGAACATGAACTGAGCGCCCAAATCGCTGCGCTAGCCGAGGCGATCAGCCTCGCCCCGCTTGGCGTGCTTTCCAGTCACACTGTGATACAGCTCACAGTAATCCGGGACAGACTCATAGCCCTGAGCCTCACGCAATATTAAAACCAACAATTAGGCCTCCCTTTCCAACATCTTAAAAACAAATATAGGAATTCCTATTGACATTAAATATAGGAATTCCTATTATTCATCCAACGCTCTTTAACAACCCACCCGCCGATGTTGCTCCCCTGCCTATGTTTGGGGTTCGCCCGGCTCAATAGCACCCACAAGCATGGTTGTGGCTCTGCGCGGTATCCCTGCCGTCTCCAGTCCGTCAAAGCACGGTTTACGGAGAAAGAGGGTGAGGCGCAGACGGCCAAAAACGGAAACGGTCACGCTGGTTGGAATCCCAGCACCAGGCCCTACACGGGGCCATCAAGAAAGAGCGCGGCCCGTTCAAAACTGTATCAACCCCTGCTGGCGAGCATTACGAAAGGCCGGACGAGCGCCAGACGCGCAAGGGTGAGGATCGCTCTTTTTCTTGATGGTGGCACAGGCCGAATTGACGGCAAAGGAACCCGAGAACCACCCTGTGGGCGCGACGGCAAGGCGGAGGCATCGAAAGCGAGAGCACCAAATCTGGACTTGTTCGCCATGAAGCCCAGGGCAGGCTCGGCAGGTTGGGATGCCTGCCACTATCACCCCTTTCATGCTCACGGCGTAGCGTCACGCCGAAACAAAATCATTGGAGATAGCCATGGGCAGCGATGCATCGTAGCGGCGTAATCCGCTGAATCCCTGAGTACACGGGCGCAGAAAGCTGGGCGATACCGGCATGGGTTCAAAGTTGGCTGATGGCTGGAGGAGCACCCACCCTCTGTACGCCAGGAGACGCCGCCAAATTGCATAAGGAACACGCGAGCCTGGGGCTATAGCCCACGCGCACAGGCCCATGGCCCGCATGGTGAGAGCGGGCACCCTCTGATAGCAGTCCTTCGCTGTCGTGTTAGCGACGGCAGTATTTCCCAATCCCCTAGTACGTGTGGTCCGAGCAAGCGGTGCTTTATCTCGCAAGAAGGGCTGCTATCAGAGGGCCTATTTATCTGCCCCACCTTCAAACGAAGTGCGGGGCTTTTTCTTTTCTAACAGGAGGCGCTATGACCGCGCTCGCAAATCTGTTTATGTGGGCTGGTGTGCTTTCCATCGCACTGCTGGCTGACAAGCTCTGGGTGCGCTCTGTGCGCCCTCCCCTGGCTGCTCACTTTGGATGGCAGGCCCTACCTGAAGGCAGCGAGACTCCGACCAGCTGGTGCCTGGGGATGCCCGCTGCGTTCTTTGTCATCGCAGTGATCCTGAAATTCATCGCCCCAGCGGCAGGCTACTAAATATGGCATCAGTCAACAAAGTAATTCTCGTAGGCAACCTCGGGCGAGATCCCGAAGTCCGCTACCAAGCCGGTGGCGCCCCCGTGTGCAATATCTCGATTGCCACTACGTCCTCCTGGAAGGATAAGCAAACCGGCGAACCCCGAGAGGAAACCGAATGGCACCGCGTAGTGTTCTACAACCGTCTGGCTGAAATCGCGGGCGAATACCTGCGTAAAGGCCGTCCCGTCTACGTAGAAGGTCGTCTGCGCACCCGTAAATGGACAGGCCAGGATGGGCAGGAGCGTTTCACCACCGAAATCATCGCCGAGCAAATGCAGATGCTGGGCGGCCGTGACGGAAGTGGCGAAGGCTACGGCAATTCGCCCCAGCCAGAGCAGCGGCAACCGCAGGGCCAGCAGCGCAACGGCTACGCCGACGCAACTGGGCGCGGCCAGCAACAGAGACAAGCCCCACCGCCGTCAGGCAATCTCGCCGATATGGACGACGACATACCTTTTAACTGAGGCGACACGGCCTTGAGCGCCGGTTTACCCGGTGCCGTGCCGCCTACCATCGCCCTTCGGGGCAAATTCCCGACAAGGAAATCCAACCAATGAACACAGTCCAATTCGATTTTGGTGGCGGAGCCGTGCTCGCGCTGCCTACCTCTACCGTTGCTGAAAAGCTGATCGGTAGCCTGAAACAAGCAACTACGCCCGTCGCAGGGCGTCACAAGATCGGTGAGTACCTTTCCGGCCAGGGCGGCATCTACGCTGGTGACATCCAAGGTGATGATGGGGTTCTGTACGGCGTGATCATCGCCGAGCCAAAGGATGTGGGTACCGCAGCCTGGGGACCGGAAGGCGACCTTGATATGAGCGCATGGGATGGCCTGAGCAACACCAACGCCCTGAGCGACAAATACCCTGCCGCCAAGCTGGCCAGCGATTACGAGGCAGACGGCCATTGTGACTTCTATCTGCCGTCCCGACGCGAAATGATGGTCGCCCTGGCCAACGTCCCGGACTTGTTCGAGAAATCGAGCTGGTACTGGACCAGCAGCCTGCGTGGCTCTTATACCTTGGCGTTCGTTTTCGAGGACGGATACGTGAGCAGCTTCAACCGGAGCTACGAGTTCCGTGTCCGCCCTTTCCGCAGATTCGCGCTTTAACTCTTTACCCCTTTAAAACGGCACAGGAGCCACCCAATGAGCACCACTGAAACCATTTCCCGCGCCCCATCTCTCGGACAAGTCTGGCCCGATCAAGGCGGCGTTTATATCGGCAAGCGCCTGATTGAAGGCGTAGCACACCACATCATCGTTGCTGCTGGTATTGAATCCGACATTGAAAAGGTCGAGTTCAAGAATGTAGACAAGGCAGTAGCAGACGCTGGCGAGATTAACGGCCACGCCGACTGGCGAGCGCCTGAGCAAGAGGATCTGATGCTGGCCTACATCAATGCACCAAAGCAGTTCGTGCGCGAGGGCTGGGACAGTATTTACTGGTCCCGTTCTGAGCATCATGACTGGCCCTGGGCGGTCGATTTCGAGGACGTTTACGTGTACCTCTTCTGCCGTTTCAGCGAGTTCCGTGTCCGCCCTTTCCGCAGCATTGTCGCTTCATCCATTTAATCATTTAGCGGGCGTCAGCCCGCAGTAAAGGCATGGCACTTCACACCGACACCGCAATATATAAAGCCACTTACTCACTGTGCCAGCTCGTCACGCAGCTGGTCTCCAACATGCCCAGGAACTACAAAGCGGATTTCGGCGCGGAACTACGCCGCCGCTGCATGGATCTGGTCATGCGGGTGTATGAGGTGAACACCTCAGACGAGCGGGCCGACATTCTGCGCAGAATGCGCCAGGAGGTTGAAGCGGTGAATCTGTCATTGCGACTGTCAGTGGACCTGCGCCTTATTTCACGCGGGCAGTATGCCCAAGCCATAGCCCTCACGGATAGCGTCGGCAAGCAAGCTACCGGATGGCAGAAACACTCGGAACGTGCGCTTGACGCCGGTTTGCCACGGCAGACCGGACAACGCGCCTATCAATCTGGTCGAGCCGCTGGGCCACAAGCCCACCGCCAGGCGCAACAAGGATATCGACGGCAGCAGTCGGAATGATCCTGCGCAGTCTGCCCGATGAGCAAACGTCTCGCCGGGCTGATGTGAATAGCTCGAATGAACCTGGGCGGTCGATTTCGAGGACGTTTACGTGTACCTCTTCAACCGTTACAACGAGTTCCGTGTCCGCCCTTTCCGCAAACTGAACCGAGAGCTTCTATGGATACTGGCTATTCGTTCGAGTTGCTGGTGCAGGCGTATTTCTCCTGCCGACGATTAAAACGCAACACGACCAGCGCTCTGGTATTTGAGCAGGATCTGGAGCGCAACTTGCTGGACCTGCATGATGAACTGATGACCGGGGCTTACAGCCCAGGCCGGTCCATCTGCTTTGTGATTACGCGGCCCAAGCCCCGCGAGGTCTGGGCGGCTGATTTCCGTGACCGGATTGTGCACCACCTTCTCTATAACCAGATCTCGGAGCGGTTTTACCGGCGCTTTATTGCTGACTCCAGTGCCTGCATCCCTGGTCGGGGCACCCTATACGCCGCCAAGCGGCTGGAAACCAAGATCAGGAGCCAGACACAGAACTGGAGCAAGCCGGGCTTCTATCTGAAATGTGACCTGGCCAACTTCTTTGTCAGCATCGATAAGCGTGTAGTCTGGCCGATGCTTGCCAAGCACATCCCGGAACGTTGGTGGCGCATGCTGGCGAAGCTGATTTTGTTTCACGACCCACGCAACAACGTGGAGATAGGCGGGGAGAAAGCATTACTCCAGCTCGTCCCGCCGCACAAGCGTTTGATGACTGCGCCGCAGTATCACGGCCTACCCATCGGCAACTTGAGCAGCCAGTTCTTTGCGAACGTGCTACTCGATGGGCTGGATCAGCATGTCAAACACCGCATTCGGTGCAAACACTATGTGCGTTATGTCGATGACTTCGTTCTGCTGCACGACTCACCGCAGTGGCTGAATGAGGCCTTGGCCAGCATAAACGAGTATCTGCCCACCCTGGGCCTGCAGCTCAACCCTACCAAGACAATCCTTCAGCCCATCGCCCGAGGCGTGGACCTTGCTGGCCACGTAATCAAGCCCTGGAGGCGACAAGTGCGTCGTCGCTCGGTGCGTACCGCGCTAAAGCGGATAGAAACCGTGCCAGCAGATAAGTCACTGGAAACGATCAACAGCTATCTGGGGCTCATGCGCCACAGCAATGGATACCGTGACAGAGCAAAGGTAAGCGCCGCTGCTCGGAAGCGTGGCCATGCCATCGCCTGGGACGCAACCAAAGCATACCGAAAAACAGGAGCGCCTCATGGCCCTCAATGAAGATCTGCAAACTCGCCACAAAGGCAACAAACCCCTGCCCCGCTTGAAGCATATTCAGCCGGGGCAATTTTTTACCCTTCGCCACGACCCGGAAGTGCGTGTCCTGATCCACAAGACAGGCACTCACGGTCATTTCAATAACGGATATGCATCCCTGTGCCATGAGCTCGACTTGAGTTGTATGGCTTGGAGTGAGAACGGATGGGAGGCGGCTAAATCATGAGCCGAAGAATCTCTTGGTTCAGTTGCGGTGCTGCCAGCGCCGTAGCCACAAAAATCTCTAATCCTGACCTGGTCGCGTATTGCGAGACGGGGAGCGAAGACGAAGATAACGCACGATTCATGCGTGACTGTGAGCCCTGGTTTGGCAAGCCTATCACGCAATTATCTAGCCCAGAATACAAAGATACATGGGCAGTATGGGCCAAGCGCCGCTACATAGCTGGCGTAAATGGAGCGCCCTGCACCGGAGAGCTGAAAGTCAGTCCTAGACTGGCATTCCAGAAGCCTGGGGACATCCACATATTCGGCTACACAGCGGACGCTGCAGATATTCAAAGGGCCGAGGCGCTGCGTGAGAACTGGCCAGATCTGCAGATAGAGACCCCTCTTATTGATCAGGGCCTCACAAAAGCGGCATGTTTCAGCCTCATTGAATCAGCGGGAATAGCACTACCTCGTGTGTACGCAATGGGGTTCCCTAATGCCAACTGTATTCCATGCGGGAAAGCCACATCGCCCGCCTATTGGGCTCTTGTTCGATTGCACTTTCCGGCTGAATTTGCACGTATGTCAAAGATAAGCAGAGAGCTAGGGGCAAGGCTTGCTCGGATAAATGGAGTCAGGGTCTTTATCGACGAAATACCGGATGACCATCCCGTTACTGAGCCAATTGCGCCTGAATGCGATTTTCTGTGTGCTTTGGTTGAGCAAGACATAACAGATCTTAAGGGAAACCAATCATGAACACCCACCCACACAACCAGGCGCGGTCTACCCCGCAAGAAGCGTTCAACCTGCAACGAGCTGCACAGGTCTACGGCACACGCGCATTCATCCCGGTGACCTCGAAAGCCGCCCCCAATCCTAATTACCCCCAACTTAGGGAGAAGAAGCGATGAGCACAGAAACGCAAAACAACGCCCTTGAGAGCGCGGAGCCGATACTTCGCATAGGGACTGACAGCAACGGCGAACTCGCAATTTTCACGCCACGTTTTAACAGCGTGATCGCCCGTTTCACTCCATGCGGAAAGTCCGGCATGAAAGAGGGGCTTCTTTACGCCGCCCCCGTTGCCGCCCAGGCGCCCGTATTCTCGGTGGGCGTCAGAGGCGTCGGACTCATTGACGATAACCCGTCTGCGCTAGCGATCTATTTCTACGCGGCCCCAAATAATGACGACATACGCGCGCTACATGAGGTCGTGTCTGGCACCCCCGTTGCCGCCCAGGCGCAACCAACACGCCGTGAACTGGACATGGCTATGCTCATAAAAAATCTGGCACGACAGGTTCGCCGTGCTGAGCCCTATGGCACAAACTACCACCGCATATCCGATGATGCGCTGGATGCATTAAAACGCTGGGGGCTGGACGGCTCACCGGTGCGAACCACTAAGCCAGAGGGCACCCAGTCGCAGCAAGTTGACAAATCGACCGAAATGCAAAGACAACTGGTTGACAGAACGCCAGATTTGCACCGTCAGCAGCAACCTGAAAGCAGTGCTGATCAATTTCGTGACGCCGCGCAAATGATCGAACCATCCGGAAATTCCGGAGGGTTGCCCGTCTCAGTCCGTGACGCTCTAGACTGGTACGCTCAGCAGGTAGGTAACTGCCGTAGGTTCGGCCCCGCTGGGGATGCGGCGCGTGCTGATCTAGACGCTGACGGAGGGCGACGTGCCCGCGCCGCCCTCGCCCAGCAGGACGACGACGCGCTAACCGTAGATGATTACAAAAAGGTTCTCGCAGACAGCGACCGACTGATCGCCGAGTTAGGCCGGTTGCTAATGGTCGACGACGCCCCCACTCAGCCACGCCTGTGCGACCTGGTTTCATTCGCGCTAAACGAAGGCGTGGTTCTGGCTGGCAAACAGGACGCCGACAAGGAGGATGCGGAGCGGTATAGGTATCTGCGCGGCTACCGAGGGCATAAAGCGACTGGGGTTCTGCTTAAGGGGATTTTGTTCAACGGGCACGAATCTCTGGCAAGAACTGATGAAGCCATCGACGCAGCCCGTAAGGAGCAAGCATGAAACCCCTGAATTACGACCCCACCGACCCCGATAAAATGAAGCTGCCAGCAGGCATGTCCTGCGGGGACTGCACCCACATTTATCGCTGCAAAGCCATATTCGGCCACACCGAAACCGATACATACTGCGATTGGTCGCCTTCCCGATTCATTCCAGCCCGTAAGGAGCAGGCATGAAAGCTGGTCGAATGTCGAACGCATGGCGCGGGAATGGGGTTTTTGTATCGTTCTGGCGCGTGACGATTGCCCTGCGCTGGCGGTGGCATCTTGATTGGGTCAAGCCACCTGGGAAGCCAGGGTATCGCCGCTTATATGTTGGCCCAGTAGAACTGGAAATCAGACCATCCCGTAAGGAGCCAGACCAGTGACCGTCACCCTCTTCGGCATTGAGTTCAATTACCTGGTGATGCTCAACAAGTTTCTTGACGGCTTTCTGCCAGGCATTGGGTTCATGATGGCCGTCACTCTTGCCTACTTGCTGGCGCTCTGGTTCTCACGAAAGTCTAAGTCCAAACGCCGCAAGGTGCGTGTGAAGTTAATACGAAAGGAGGCTGCCCATGGATGATCTCACCCACCGCTTGCGCTGCAAGTATCCAATGGGACCGATCCAGGCCAATGGTGAGCCGGAATTTGGATGGCGGGACTTTAGCGGGCCTGCAGAGGGCGTGGTCCTGCCTACGGCAATCATGCTCGAAGCAGCTGAACGAATCGACCAGCACCAAAGAACCCTGGCCAACATCGAGGCCTTCGTCGCCTGCGATGCGTCCGCTATCTCGTACCAGAGCATGGGCCAATACCGCTCTGCATTGCTTAGGTTACTCAAAGAGGTCAAAGCGAATGAATGAGACCGCTATCAGCCTAAAAGAGGCTGCCGAGCGTCTGGGTGTCTCGTATCAAACAGTTTGGCAGCGCCGCCACAAAATCGCTTTCCGGCTACCTGATAGCCGGATCTGGCGGGTCTGGCCATCTCAACTTGCAAAGATCACTCAACCGAATTACAACGTCACTCGGATAGCGTCGGTCGGTGACAGGAGAACACAATGTCAATCCGACAACGTCAAGGTATCTGGCACGTCGATTTCTATGCGCCAAGCGGAGAGAGAATTAGACACTCTACTGGCACAGCGGACAAAAAGGCCGCGCAGGAATACCACGACCGCCTGAAAGCCCAGCTCTGGCGACAACATAAACTCGGCGAACAAAAGCCTCGCTCATACAGCGAGGCAGCATTGCGCTTCCTGGCAGCCCATGAGGACCAGTCTGACTATGACTCGAAAGTCCGATACATAGCCTATTGGCGTCAGTACTTGGGGCATTTGACGGTTAGTGAGATCACGGCTGACGTCATATTTGACGGACTGCCTACACACAAGACCTACAAGCATCAAGGAGCGCAGCCACTTTCTCCTGCCACCAAGAACCGTTACCTGGCCACAATCCGCAGCCTGCTCAACATGTGCGTAACCTGGGGCTGGATCCATCACGCACCGAAACTCCCGAACTATGCGGAGCCGAAGAAGCGAATTCGGTGGATTACACGCGCAGAAGCCATGGCGCTGATTAGCCGCATACCTCAACCTTGGCTGCAAGATGCATGCGTCCTTGGCTTTGCAACCGGCATGCGTGAAGCTGAGCTGTATGGGATGGAATGGACTCAGGTGAACGAGCGGGCACATACAGCTTGGGTCGGCAACGATCAAACAAAGTCTGGACGCGCCCGTAGCATTCCGCTTAACGATGATGCCCTTGCAGTAATTCGGCGCAGGAAAGGCAGTCACCCACGCTATGTTCTGTCACGCAACGACAAACAAATCCGTGGCGGGGATGACCGAATGTTTATCAGGGCATGCGCTGATGCTGGGATTGAAGACTTCCGCTTCCACGACATTCGACATACCTGGGCCAGTTGGCATGTCCAAGGCGGGACACCGCTGATGGTACTGAAAGAATTGGGGGGATGGGAGACCATTGAAATGGTGCAGAAATATGCGCACCTGGCTCCGAGCCACTTGGCAGCCCACGCGAGCACGGTCACGTTTTGGTCACAAGACCAGGAAGCGGGCAAAGAAAACGGCAACGAGGATTGCGCCCTAGTTGCCGTAAACTACTGA